CCGGGATTTTACGTATTTATATAGCTTAAAGAGGGAATTATTGCCTTTTTCATTAGCCGTGAAGAGTGGTGACCATATGTGGGATGGTCAATTGGTAACAAGCATATTCACGAAGGTTCATGACAATTATGGCGTAGCGAAGGCGCTTAGTTGCTCATGGGACAAATTTGTTGACCCAGTAGCAGTCTGTTTAGACCATTCAAAGTTCGACGGACACTACTGCAAGGAACTGTTAATGCTAGAACAAAATTTTTGGAAAGGCTTGAATAACTCAAGGATGTTGGAGTGGTTGCTAGGCCAGCAACTAGTTAATAGGGGAACCACGCCACACGGGATTTATTACAAAGTTAGTGGTGGTCGGATGTCAGGGGAATATACTACCTCTGATGGTAATTCTTTGATGAATTACGCCATGCTGAGAACATGGTGCCGATCTCATGGACTGAAGGACGATGAAGTTTACATACATGTAAATGGAGACGACTCTGTACTTATCTGTGAGCGCTCTAAAGCAGATGATTTGAGGGATTTAGACTATTTCAGGAATTTTAATATGGAAACCGAGTGTGATAGAATTGTAGATGATTTTCGTATGATATCTTATTGTCAGGCCCAACCCGTGAGGGTTAAGCGTAATGGCGAAATTGTATGGTACATGGTCAAAGAACCTTTACGTACATTGTCAAGAATGCAGTATTGTGACAAGAAATTTGAGAAAATTATACAAAGATACACACGAGGGGTTGGATTGTGCGAACTTGCGGTTAATAGTGGTATTCCAATCACTCAACAACTAAGCTGCAATATGATATATTTGGGTGACAAGCCTTTAGGCTGCGTTGATAAGTCCCCAGCCCTTAACAGCGGTAATGACATCGAGGTTAAATCGATTGATCCGCTCACGAGAGTAGACTATGAAGTTGCTTTTGGTATCACAGCGATAAACCAAATGATGATTGAGTCACAACTGGCTGGGAACATAAGATCTACGGATCAAAACAACTTGAACTCGATAATATCGCGCTATAAAACATTCCACAAACACTAACTATATTATTAACGCCCCCAACGATAATAATTATGCCGAA